TCTGATCTTCCTTGTATTCTTCAGTAATAGTTAACAACCCTGCTTTTTTACGCTCATTTAAAAAGGAAGGCAAACACTTGCCACAATACAAAATAGATTCTAATTTTGAGATCTTATACTCAAACATTGCCCGTCTGTCACAATTGACACACTTCATTACCACTCCACTCCATGAGAAAACTGTTTGCTGTTTGTATTTATTGGTGCCCCACCAGTCATTGGTCCTGGACGTGATGGTTCAGAAAATATCCTAGACAGTTGTTCCTTAGATTGTGGGTCAACCTCTGGGTGATCTGAGAGGTTTTGAGCACGAGTCCAGAACTCAGGTGGGTACATACCAAAATTACGTAATATCTGACCATGAGTCTTTATTGCTGGATTCCTTGAAACTTTCATAGCAAAGTTTAAAATCTTTTTATCAATTGCAGATAGCGGCGCTTGTTTTGATTCAGCACCAGAGTTAAAATCGTTATAGGACTGATGGCCTTTATCTATCGCACCAGCCATTACGGAACTTTCTTTCCGCCTCTTACTTTCTTAACAGGAACTCTTCCTGGTTTTGAAACAGCAGTAGGAGTTGGCATTTTAGAGGTATAACTTGCAGACGCATCTCCATACTTTACAGATACTTGTGTTCCTGGTTGTGCAAAGCCATGGACGCTCTCTGCAAAGTGCATTGTTCTTCCATGACTTGCTTTTGCAGATCTTTCAGCAAGACGTGCTTGTTGAGCGGTACTTCTAGTTGTTGCCTCATGTTGAGCAGCATGCATTGCTAGAGTTGTTTGAGTTAAATTCATTTGATCAGAGTCACGTTGAGAACGTGCCCCCTCTTTGTACTTGCTAGCCAAAAACCTACCTGCTATAGCAAATGGGTTTGGATCGTTCGGGGTCTGCATACTCATAGGTATATCATCTCTTAAAGAGGTTCTTTAGACTTGCTAACTGATAGATGTTCTTCAATACTAATTAAACGCTCTCCCATTTCAACGAAGGCCTCCATTAGGACTCCCTGGTTGTCATACATTTTATTTACTACATCTTTTGTTGAACTTCCGCCATTACTGGAAAGTTCTCCATCTAAGCGATTTAATCTTTCCATAACTCCTGGAACACGATCTCGGCCTGGAGACTCCTCTTCTCCAGACCAATCTCGTTTAAAATCTTCAAACCAACTCATAAATAAATCTGCCTTTTCTTTATAAGGTTCAACTAATTGACGAAGCCCTAATAGGGCTGCGGTTATTATTCCAACCGTTGCAAAGACAGTGATTATCATATTGTTGGTCATCCGACTTATGTACCTTTCTTGAAGTTACTTCTTAGCGCCAAATCCGTAGGACGCATCCTTTGGATTTAATGCTTTGGCTAATGGGCCGAGAAGACCTGCAAGAAAAGCATTTGCTAAAGTCTTTGGGTCTGTAATACCGCTCATATACAAAGCGGCAACTGCTGCTGCTGCTGCACGTAGGTACGTACCTGCTGCGGCTTCTAGTGCTTTCTTATCCATACATCTCCTTACAAAGTGCCCAACCTCAAGAACAAATAATCCCTTAATCTTCTCGATTACGCAGTGGATACGTAACTGCCCATGCAATTAAAGTTCCAACAATCGCATATCCGACTATGGTTTTTGCACTTCCGTCTAAAACTACCCAGGCAATAAACATGCCGAGCAGTGTCCAGAGTTGGTCAACCATATCTTTTAATATCTTCACGGCTTACGTCTCCTAACCGTTCTCTTTGGTTTGTCATTTCCAGCAGCAGGTCCACCAGCGCCACCGCTACTGCTTGGCGTTGTACTTCCTGTTGCAGTTGTTGCTGCACTAACAGCGGCAGTTGTTGCCGCACCAGTTGCTGCCATTGTTGCTGCATTAATAGCGGCTTGTCCCGCAATTACTGCTGCAACAATAATCTTCTCTGACTCTTCTCGCTCTTCAGTAGACATGTCAGCACCGATATTTAGTACGGCTGTTAATGCTTGTCCTGGATCATCAAATATTGCACCAATAAATTCAGCAGGACTTTCTAGTACAGTAAGTGCCGCTGCTACTTCTGCAGTAATTATAACTTCATTACCATTTTCATCTTGGCGAACCTCAACAGGAGTTTCTGCTGGTAAATCTTCATAAGTTAGTCCTGCTTCTTTAATTGCCTCAGCAGTAACTGCTTCTTCACCTGCAGACTCAATTAAGGCTTCTGCAACTAATTCTCGTTCTGCTTCAGTAAACTCTCCATCTTCAGATAATGTTTCTGAAAGATTATTTACTTCTTCTTGAGTAATTTCTCCATCTAAATTTAAAGCATCTAACACTGCTTCTGCATCAGATTCTGATAATTCGCCATCATCCATAAGATCACTTACTATAGACTCTTGTTCTTCTAAGGAGGTTTCAGATGAATCATCAGGAGTTAATTCAGGCTCTGGAGCAGGCTCAAGATCGACTTCTGGTTCTGGCTCAGGAACAGTCTCAGGTTCTGGGGTTGGTTGTATCTCTTCTTCAACAGGAACGTCAGGAACGGTTTCAACAGGCGGTTCAACAAACTCTGGTTGAAAATCAGGAACTCCTTCAAAGATTGGCTCTGGTTGAGGCTGAGGAGAAGGTTGAGGTTCTGGAACCACAACAACCTCGGGAATTAAACTAATTGCAAAGTTTAATTCTGCTTCTTTAGTATCTAATATTGATTGAAGAGATGTTTTTGTTGATTCCGCTAAAGTTAAAGTATTAGTAAAAAAGTTTGTGCTACCAATATTGTTTTTGTTGGTTGTATTAGTTGTATTTTGAGCAACAACTGGAGTAAGACTTGAGTTTAATTGTGCAATGGTTGCATTTGCAGCGTCAACCGCTGCCTGAACTGTTTCTGTATTTGGATCTACATACGGAGTAAATGCTGCACCTTGACTTATTTGTCCAGCAAAACCTGCTCCAACATTAGTATCTGTAATTGGAATAAGTGCACCGTTGGTTGTTTCTCTAACATTAAATCTTGCTTGATTTGGTATAGGTCCTGTTGCAGTAACATCTGCAATCCATGCACCATCATTTGGATTTACATCAGCATTAAATCTTATTTGAACCATCTGCGTAGAAGCGTCTTGTTGTGGGTATGGGCGAAGATCCCAAGCAATATCTAAACTTGTACCAGTTGTTGCATAGGTAATTCCCGTTCCAGTACTCCAAGTTGTCCAGTCCCAACCTGCAATAGAAATTGACGGAGCATTTGGTGTCGTATGGTATGTGCTACCTTCATTTACACCAAATGTAACTGTTGCATTTGATCCTACATAAACATTGTTGTAAAGAGTCCCACCCATTAATAAATCAAATGGTAGATTCATTCTAACTCCAGCATCATCTACGCCAGCAAGAACATTTGTACTAGTTCCAATGGTGGCTTGCAAATTATTGACGGCTGTTTGAGCGTTATCAATTGCAATGTTTGCTTGTGTTAGTTCGGTTTGAGCAGTGGCTGTTGCAGTGTCTGCTTGAGCCTTAGCAGCAATTAATTCAGTAACTTGTATTTGTGCCGTCGAGGTGTCGATAGCATTAATAGCATTTGTTGCATTTATAACACTTGTTTGTGCATCAACAATAACTAGAGAGTCTTGTTTTATTTGAACAGTCGATGTATCAATTGCAGTGACTATATCTATGGCAGATTGAGCAACATCTACTTTGTCTTGTGCTACTGCAACTAGAACGGTTACGGAATCTACCGCTGCTTGAACCTGAGTCTTTTCAACAATGGCTGCGGCTATAACTGCTGTGGCAGTATCTGTGGCTGCAATAGCCTGCTGTACTTCTGTAGTTGCTGTAGCAAGTGCTGAGTTAACGGCTTGTTGAGCAGGACTTACCACAACTTGTTCTTGATTGTCTTCAGCATAAACCTCTTGAGACATGCCAAATACAAGGAAGAGAGTAACAACTCCTCCACATAAAATAAGTCTTCCAATATTACGTACTACAGATAGTGCTGCGAATGGACGCAGTATTTTCAAATATTCCCCTCGGAATGTTAAAGCCCAACTATATTATAGCGGCTTCCAATTTCTATTTATAATGAACTTGCTTGCAGTGTTCTGTGAGTTAACTGACTCACCCTGTACGCCTTTACCAGGTGATGCCCAAGTAACGATACTTGGATTTGCTTTTGATTTATAACCTAAATTAGTATTAAAACTAAATTCTTGTTTTCTAGTTTTACGATTTGGATTTATAGTTAACGGTTTACGATTTAATTGAGCCATTAATCTAATCCTCCAACAAATCCTGCGGCAGTTCCGCCACTTCCTAGTCCACTATTGTTTGAAGCAGATTCACCTGAATCATTCATTCCTTGTTCTCTGCCAGGTATTGTTCCTTCACGAGGATCTGTACCAGAAGCCATTGCACCAATCATGTAGGGATAATTAGCAAACCAAAATCCTGCGCCTGAATATCCTGACTCACGTTTACGTCCAAATCTACGACGTTGTTTTTCTTCTGTGTTTTCTGCTTTATCAAATTGAGAAGATAGATTACCTGCCATTTGACTCACTCCATATCTTCCATATGTACCACCTGGTCCGCCAAATATTCCTTTACCAGTACGATAAAAATCATTGCCTGCCATAGTTAAATACTTCATTTGGGTCAAAAACATTCAAAGATTGAATTACTAATTTATTGCCAGTTGCCCTTGCATGGTGACCACAGAAATACAGTTCACCACTTGCTAGTGTGGCACGGACCATCGCTTGGGCTCCACATTTATCGCATCGTTCACTTACATCAATAGGTCTGTGCGTTTCTAAGGTAGTAGACATACCTCAATTATGCCCTGTTTATCAAGTACTGTACACTTATACCAGGAGGTTGAAAATGAAACTACTAGATGTAATAAAAGCATTTTGGTGTAAGCACACCACTACTGAAAAAAGTTCTTGTCCATTTACTGCTAAAACCTACGAAACATGCACAGACTGTGGTCAAATGGTTTCGGTGATGACTACTCACGCATAATGCCTCTATATTCATATGCATGCATGACGTGTGATCTTGATTATGAAAAGGAGCGTAGCATTAATGATCCAGAATCAAAGTACTTCTGCGAACAGTGTGGCTACGCTCTAATTCGAACTTATACTCCAGTTACCACCGTTTTTAAAGGTGGCGGTTTTTACAAGACAGATAATCGTTAGTTGTAGTTAGGATCGTCTAACTTTGCTGCAGGAACTTCTTCCGCAACTGTTGTAACCTCAGCAACACTAGGGACGTTTTCAGTAACAGTATCGACTACAGGAGTAGTTACTGCATTAGAACCATTACTGCCAATAAGAAGACCAGCAAGTGTTCCTGTAATAAAAGTTGCTACGCTACCTAGTACATTAAAAAACATTTTATCGTTTTCAGACTGTCCAGTAATTGGTTGTGTAACAAATATAAGAGCATACATAATTCCAACAGCGGTTATAAATAGAATCGAACCTAATGTAATTCCTAGTATAAATTTTAATCTTGCATCTAAATCTTGTGGTGATAATCTTTCTTTAGCCATTTTGTGTTCCTTCTATCTCTTCTTGACTAACTAAGTCTTCTGGACATGCCCCGTTGGCTGTACAGACTGGTGGTTTGCACTCTGCATTTTCCCAATTTGCAGGATCTTGACAAGGATACCTGAAATGCCCATCATAGCCACAACCAGAGAGCAGGGCTGCCAAAATCACTGTAAAGAATGTCTTTTTTAACATAGACCAATTATCAGTCTTGTTGGATGCCTAGTCTTTCTAAATACTTCTCTTTTTCGCTCATTATGTACTCTTCAATGCGTTTATATTGAATTTGAGTCTGTTCTTCGGTTGCTTTTATCTGTTCTTCAGTCATTTCTCCACTTAGTTCTTTAAAGGTCTGGACAGCAATGTCTAATTGATTTTTAATCAGGGCTGATTTTAATTGAGCCTGATTCCACAGGAATTCGGCATGTTCTTCTTTCCTTTGCTTCTTTTTATCTTGAGTTTTAGACATTTTTATTTAGTAAAGAATTACTAAGAACTGACGCATTCTCAAGCAAAACATTATCTCTAGTAAAGACAGGATAACCTAGATTAGGTCTTGTGTCATGTATGAGGTTTGAGTATGGACCATTAGCGTCTACATAATGAAGAAACACCTGTGATTGCCAACCGCTTTTTACATTAAAAGGTTCTCTCCAGTGAGACAATTCTAAACCTCTGTATATAAGCATATCTCCTGGAAAAAACTTAAACTCGGTGTCTCCAGCCCACAGTGTCCAATTATAGTCTTTATTTTCAGAACTATATTCGTACCCCAAAGTAAGACTAACTGAAATCTCACAAGAAGGACGATCTTTATGCCTTTTTAATACATCTCCTGGTTTATAAACTCTGTAAAAAGAGTATGTAGGATATAAAGTTAATTTAGTTTGTGCTTCAACTATGGGAAGAAGATTAACTAACAAAGCCTCCATAGCATGATCTGCATAGGTTGCATGAGTATTTGCTACCATAGCATCCTCAAGATTTGGTTCATGTTCTTGTTTCATGAGGGTGTAATTAGTTAATAAACTGCACATATCTTTAGATACTGCGTTTTTTACAAAAATATATTTATCTTTTTCAAAAGTTTTGTAATCCATGTAAACCCCTTAGTTGTGAAGAGTAAAGCATATCACATGTTAAAAATGAGCAGTTTTTGCGTCCTCATGCTCAGGAGGCTCATATTAAGTTGTAGGGGAATACTACTTAATAGTCTTTAGTTTGTATCTCTTAGCCAACTTGTTATACATGGCTTTTAAGTCTAAAATAGACTTTTGTAAAGTAACAATAGTTGCTGTTAAATCAGCAATTTGTTTAGTTGCAGTAGCGGTTGCTGAATCATAGGCTGCTTTATCAGCGGCACGACCAACTTTTTCTGCTGCTAAGGCTGCTTGAACTGCTGCTAGTTCTCCAGCAAGATCACGAATGGCGATATTTTTGCTGACAGATCCAACAGGAGTTGACATGCCTGAAATTGCACTTGCAACAGTTGCATAAACAATTACAGTTACTTGACCTGCTGCTGGCATAACAACATCAAATGTTTTAGTTCCGTTTGTTGCTGTGACTGTGTCAGTTGTTAAGGTAGTAGCAGTAGCGCTTGAGCCATTGCTTACAACAGCGTTAATTGAAGATCCACCCTTTAGATTTCCAAATACGTCGTATCCAGTTACCTTCAGTGATTGAGTGCTTCCAGCGGCTGCTGATTCAGGTGCGGTAAGTGCAATTGCATTAAGAGCACCAGCAGTACCTTGTACATAGTATGTGGTTGTATTTCCACGAATTGTTACAGCAACACTTCCAACTGCGGTTGTTTTTGTATAAACAAAAATATCGGCAGTAGTACCTGTTCCTGTGTTAATAGAAAGACTTGCAGTTCCAGAAGAGGATGTAACTGGTGTAGTAGATGTGGCTACTGCAGGTACTAGTGTTGCATTTGTTGCAACAGCAGTAACAACTGTTCCTGTTTCTAAGTTTGTTACAGCAATCTTTAGTACATCTGCTAAATCAACACTGTTATCAGCAGGAACTGGGAGTGCTACAGGAGCAGTTGCTGCTGTGCCTCCAGTTGCCGCTGAACCATTTACGGTTAACGTTAAAGTGTTTGCATTTGCTGATGGAACTAAAAGAACTGTGCTTGTCAATGCTGCAGCACAGACAAGTGCGATTTTCTTTAGTGATATCACTTAGTTGTATCTCCTTAAAATAGGCTCACGATGGAGTCTTTAAAAATGAGCAGTTTTAACTCATGCTCAGGAGAAATGTCTACAAGAGACAAGGGTATTTTAATATATATTTAATTTAAAATCAGGAGTTACTTGTATTGTTCTTTTTCTGTGTATGGACCTGAAGTAAAGGCTGTAAGTTTTGCAGCAATTTCCATAGCCTTCATTGGCTTTGCACCAGCATGTAAAGCACCAAGAGCGTATGTAGCGCCCGATCCAACTGCGTAAGTTCCATCCATGCTTCTCATTACTGCTAGATCCTGATCAATATCAAAGAGTTCTCCACCAACAGCCATTAAAAATTGAAATCTTAATCCTTCTTTAGATTTGTCATGGTCTTCGTTAAAGTCATAGCCGTTTTCTGTTAAACATTTTCTAAGAGAAGGCATCGCTTTTGCAATCATAAAATGATAAACATCCTTAGAGTCTTTTGCAGTTAACTTTGGTGGATTCCAAATATGTTGGGCAATATCGCAAGGAGATACCTCTCCAGAACCAGCAATAATGAAGTCACCACGTTCTGTAATTTTTGCCATCTGTGGATGTCTATAGATACGACCACTATCATCTGTAACTTGATTGTCTGCTAGCAAAATGCATCGGTCTTCGTACTGTACTCCGATGATGGTTGTCATTGGGCACCCCCTTCAGTAGAAAGCCCCCCAAGAATACCAGACGGTTCTTAGAGGGCTATAGGGGTAATTTGTCCGATTTATAGGAATTTGACCAATTCTGCCCAAGTCTTAGGACCAACAATGCCGTTAGAGTCCAAAATTTTATGGTTGTCTTGGAATGCAATTACAGCCTTCTTTGTGGCTGGACCATAGTCTCCATCAGCCACTAATCCAAGAGCACGTTGAACAACCTTAACGCTGTTGCCTTTACTTCCAGGTTTAACAGTTCCTGGAAAAGACGGCGTATCTATAACGGGGACACTTGCTTCAACTTCGTTGCCAACATAGTTTGGCCTACCAAACCCAACAACAGATACCATAACCTTCTTCTTATTAGGTATATACCCACGAACTTTCTTACAAACTTCTCCACCATTACGTTGATCACCTTTTGCATTTCCTGCGGTATTACCTTCAATACAGGTGACAGTTCCATCCCCATTGTTAGATACAACAATACCTACGTGAGAAATTCGATCTACACCATCTCCTGGAAAATCAAAATAGGCTATGTCTCCTGGTTTTGGAGAGGCATCCTTTGCATCTACCCAGGTGCCCATCTTTCTAAAGGCTGTTGCACCTGCCACAGTTGAAACTGTATTAGGAACCTTCACACCTGCCTGATTAGCACACCACATAACAAAAGACCCACACCATGGTAGGAAATCAGCCTTGGTAAACTTACCGTATTTAGTCTCATTGTCTTTTGGACCCTCAATAGTGCCTACTTCTTTCTCTGCAACCTCAATTAAAGCGGCTGCTGTGCCTTTGTCTGCCATTTGGCTCCCTTCATTCTTTTGCCTAGGATACTCAACCTACCCTAAATATGGGGGCTATGATAGGGTTAAAGTATGTCTAATATAATCAAATTTATAGCCAGAGACGAGTACGGCTGGGAAACTCAAAATAAACCAGTACCTGCATCCTCGTTAGTGCCACAATGGTGGAAAGAAATAACTCCATACGACATTAGTTTTGAAAATTTAGACGGAAAAAAACTCATAGTTGAAAATAGAGCGGCTAATGCATCCTTTAAAAAATGTACGCCAATGTTAGATGCAATAACTTCAGGCTACATAGTTACTTTGTGGGCCGATGTTCAAGTAAGACAAATATATGATGAAGAATTAAATAAATATGTTCCTAGAGTAACTTGGAGAACAAATGATCCTTGGGGAATGTTTACTCAACATGGAGTAAGTTCTCAAAAAATTCCATCTCCAACAGGTTATTCAAATATTGTTTTTAAATATCAAAATACTTGGATTCCTATTACTCCTCTTGGTTATTCTGTATTAATAACCTCTCCATTTGGTCATAGAGATTTGCCATTTCATGCAATACCAGCAATTATTGATAGTGATAAAAGTCAACTAGAAATACTTCCTCCAATGTGGATAAAAGATGGCTTTGAAGGAATTGTTGAAGAAGGAACTCCCTTATTTCAAATAACGCCATTTAAAAGAGAAAATTGGAAAGCAGAATTTGATTTTTATACAGAAACTCAATATAAATTAATTGAAGATAAAAATTTTAATAAAACATTAGTTAATCATTACATAAAAAAAGTGTGGTCTAAAAAATCTTATAAATAAAAAGGAGTATTAAATGGCAAAAATAGTAAAACTAACAAAAGATGAAATTAGAATCTGTGCTCAATTGGGCATGGAGAGATGGCTATTAAAGTGGGGCAGTATAGATCGCCCAAATTATGCAGAGGGCAAACGTCAGGGATGGCTTGAGTTTGAATTAAATGCAAATATCAGAGCAAATGTCGCAGAGTATGCAGTGGCTAAACTTTATAAAATGCCTTGGACTGTCCCTTGGTATACAAATGAAGAGCATAAGAATCGTATAGATCATCCAGATGTTGGACAAAATATTGAGGTTCGTTGTGTTAGAACAAAGGATGCTATCCCTGTATGGAGTAAGGATGTAAATAAGAACGCCATAATTGTTGGCACTAGAATTTACGACCTAGAGTACTTTTCTTCAGTAGAGATATATGGCTGGCTACCAGTATCAGAGTGTCAGAGAGATGAGTGGTGGTCGCAAGAAAAATCAGGAACTTGTTGGAGAGTTCCAGTAGATCAGTTTAGGGACGGAATACCTTCACTTATTGAAACTGCTTAAAGTGTCCAGGGTGAATATTAGTAGGAACATACTCTTTGCCCATACGATCTTCGTAACTTCCTTTATCAGTAAAGTTAGTAGTCATTGCTAAGTGATTACCTAAGAAGTTTTCTTTTCGTTCACCTAATCCTGGCTGACGATAAACTGTTACGGGCACATGGGAAACGCCCTCTGCCATTGCAGCCTCTAATCTATGGTGACCTTCACCAACAACGCCCCACTTATTAGCGTGATCATATGCAACCATAATTGGATTGTTAATTCCTTTGCCACTCTTAATATCTCCTCTAATTTCAGTAACAACCTTAGAACTAGAAGGCTGAGCATCAGCACCAAGACGTCTATGTTCCATCAAAGGAATTAGGCGCTCAGTTCTAACCATGCCAGTAGCGCTCTCAGTTGGATCTCCTTCAAGATGACCTTTGCCACCTGCTTTTCTTACCTGAACATTCTCAGGAACAGGAACATTAAATTGTTTTTGATTAAGCATTATGCTTGCATCTCTTTAGGATTTTTATATGTACGTTTTCTTGCAGGACGTTTGCTGTCCTTACTTGCTACCCAAGAAGAAAAAGTTGGTGATTCATTTCTTCTTAATCCATTCCAATTACCTGTAACAGGATCTGCTTCAGGTCCAGAGATACCTGTAACCTTTACTTTTGCGCCAGGTTTAACTGGAACTTCTTTTTCTGGACGTTTCATTGCTTTATCTCTTAAATCAACTTGAGCACGACTTAGTTTCTGAGTGTTCATCTCTACAGCACTAATAGGAACTTCGGCATGCATGACGGTGCCAAAAGATCCAGCAAACCTTCTTGCTACTTGAGGATCTGCTGACCAGTGCATTCCAAGAGGTGCATCCTTTTTAAATTTACGAGTTACACCACGATGTACTTGAAAAGTTAATTCTGACTGATTCCATTGTTGTTTAGATAAGTTATCTTGAGCAGCCACTATGCTTTCCACTTCCTTGGTGGAGTGTATGTGCGTGTGCGATCTCTCTTGTCACTTAACTTAGTAACAGCAGTTACGTGCACGGTGCTGCCCTTCTTAACAGGAACTTCATTCTCCCAATACTCATCGTAGACTTGGTTCTTCTTTAATACATCAGGACGAGTTTCACGACTCTTTTTAGCCACCTGTCCTTCAATTACAACACCAGGTCCACGCCGAATAGGATTTCTTGCAAAGCCGACGGCTCTCTCTGGATCCTCTGTCCAATGCATGCCGAGGGGTTTTTTTACATCGGTAGTAAAACTTAAACCACGATACAGAGTATGAAATTGTTTAGGAGATAGATTATTCATCTTCTTCCCTTGGCTCAGATCTCTTAGGCTTTCTTACGTTGTAACCTAACTTTGGTCCTTGCATTAAATCTTTAATTCCTTCAACACTCGCCATCTGTGTTTTATTTAAATTGTTGTTTACCCATGCAGAAATATAATCAGCACCGCCTTCTTCATTTACATCTTTAACTTTAAACCTTTCCTGGACGGACTTTTTTCCGTAAGAAGATCTAGAGTAACCACTCTTTGAAAAAGCCTTCTTCTTCATTTCTTATCCTTGGGAGTAAAGTGATCATGAGGTTCACCAATGCCAAATTGTTCTTGATCATGTAAGTGTTTGTGAAAATCAAGGCGAGTCTTATGTGAGCCATCTTCATTGGGTGTAGACATAAATGCATTAGACTCTTCAAAAGTCATGGCATGCTTATGATACTTAAGGGAGTGCCAGTCAACTTGCCACTTATCTGTTGGATGTGGGATCCACTTCTTATTACTCATATAGACATCCATCCCGCATACTTAGCATCAGGATTATCTATATGCCATTGCTTCATTAAGTTGTTTTGTTTATCCCAGTTAGTGTCGTGAGTGTTGAGGCCGCACCTGGGGCACAAACTTACGCCCATACTCTTATAGACATGCTCACACATGGTCGTCATGGGTTCACCTGTCTCTTTGCTACTAATTCATCAAAATCTTTAATCTTCGTGCCACCACCATATGTCCAAGCATAGCCTTCATTAATTAACCTCTGATTAAGCGACACATCTGATCCGTCTAAGAATACCCAACCTAGTATACGTCCGTACTTCTCTGATGAGTCAGGCTTCTCCGTCTTAATTACAACATCTTTTGCCGCCGCTAATTCTTTTTTAAGTTTTTCCTTAACTTCCAAGCCGAGGGCTTTTTCTTTCAGATTGATTGTACGACTCTCAGGTGTATCTATACCCGCAAGGCGCACACGGGAGAAGAATGAGACAGAAAAGCCTAAATCAATATCAACATCGATAGTGTCGCCATCAACTACCTTAACAACTTTCTTGACACGATACTCATACATTATTTTTTAACCTTTGGTCGGTATGGCTCAAGACGTGATTTAACTGTGCCATCCTTTCGCATGATGACTATCCAGCCATCTTTGATCTGCATCTTGTTAAATGGCTCGTTACGTGAATACTTGGCACTCATGCTTTGGTACTACTTGCTGTATTGGATGCCTCTGATGGAGGGGTCATCTGCATTGCTACATTTACATACATCTCTTTTGGCATTACCTTAACTCCAAATTGTTGAGGAGATAAATTTTGAGCGCTCATTTGTGTTCTCCAGTAATCATAAACCCGTGAGGGGAGGAATAGAATCGTTCACCCTCTATGTTCCCAGACTCTTCTTTAACTTCATTGCTAACTGGTTGTACTTTGTAGACTTTAACAGGATTCTTCTCAGCGCCCTTTGGCATCTTAGTCTCGCCAAAGAATCTCGCTTGCCCTGGATCACTTGTAGCCCATGCATTAGCCATGCGACTCTCTCCTTCAGTGACAGCAGGAAATATAAAGCCACCACTTACATCTGCACGAGTGCCATGGTACATGGGGCCAAATTGCTGTTGGGAGAGATTACTCATTTACTCTTCTCCTTCAAACTTTAAAATGTTTTCTGGTGGATAGTATCTTCCTACTTTTTTTGCCCAATCTTCACCTTCGTAAGTTCTATCTTGACTATGTTTAATTGTGGGAATGCTTTTATCTTGTTTCTTTAAATCAATTGCCATATTCCACATGGCAGTAGCAACACCTTTGCGTTGATGCTCTGGATTGACGTCTACACTATCTACGCCTCGTCCATGAGCCCATCTCATTGCACCTATTGGTTTATCTTCTTTTTTTGCAACAATGTTGTGTCCACCCTGTTCATCGGCGCCTTTATATTCCAAGGTATACTCTTTAAACTGTTGTCTAGATAGATTGTTGTTCATTAGAACAACTTATACTTGATTGAATCTGGCTTTTCTTTCTTTAACTTCTCAGACATATGTAGCGTCTCATTAGATGCTGCCTTGCCTACATTTAGGATTGATCCTTCTGGAGTTGT